TAATACTGTATCGCCAACTTTTACCCATTTCAAGTCGCACACAAATAACTTAGTAGTAATCAAATCTGCACCCTCAACACGTTCAACTTTCAACGTCTTGTCGATGTTTGTTACAATACCACCAATTATGTCTTTTATGTGTACTCTCTTAGCCATTAATACTCTAAAAACGCATAATCTAATTCTACACCATTAAATTCAGGATAAACATCTGAATTATCTAAGCAATATTGTTGTACTGCTTTTAGCGTTGTGATTCCCTCGTTATAACGGTCATATAGTCCTTTACGTAGTACTGATGCTCTATCTGATAGTGTGTTTTTCATTTTCACACCACCGTTTATCGTTGCTTGTACTCCCTTATCCCTACTGAAATAGAAATAAACAATCCCTAACAAAGCATCTGCAATACCTCTACTTTCAACTATTTGACCATCATTACGTTGGTATGCAAACGCATTTAATAACGCTTCATAAATCGGGTCTTCATCTTCTACACCTGCATCAAACAAATCGTATAATTCAACACCTAAGCACTTACGTAAATACGTAGGTTGATAGCGTGTGATATACGTTGAAATCTTTGCCGTTTCTGAAACGCTTGTTGCGATTTCAAAACGATTTACAAAGTCCGATGCTGTGATGATTTCCGTCATTGATTTACTTTTTTAACGTTGCGAATCCTTTACGAATTAGCTCTTGTGCTGTATCTGCTGACACTTCATATTCAGCATCTTTAGGCATAGCTTTATACTTTCCTGTTGATACAATAATTTGCATACCATCTAGCGGTTGTACTTCTATTGCTTCTGTTGCTTCTGTTGCTTCTGTTGCTTGTTTCTTTGCCATAATCATACAATTAAGAAAGCACCCTATATTTCAAGGGTGCTAAAATTAATATTAAGCTGTTTCTAATGAAGCTTTGTCAGTAGAGAATGTTCCCTTAACAAACGCTGTTCTATCGTTGTTTTTAACAAAACAAACACCTCTCCATTCAGCTAATATAGTACGCATATTCTTAGTGAAATCGTTACCATCTAAACCGATGTTAATTTGTAAACCTCCTTTGTCGTATACGAATGCTTTTGTGAAATCACCAACCAAGTAGGTACCAGCAGTAACCAATGTAGTAGGAATGATAGGACAACCATCTAATAACAATTCACCTGCTACCATTACTAAACGCTCTACATAACGCTTATCAGTAGAAGTAACTTTTACTAATTTCAACGCTGTTACGTCTGATGGGTGCATTAAGATGTAATTCGCTTGGTCTTGGTCTGCAATTACAATTTGATTCATTGCTACTGTCAATACATCAACTTCGTTTGCATTGTCAACTGTTCCAGCAAAAGTACCAGCAGAGAAAGCAGTCGCAACTGTACGAATACCGTTAAGGTTATTTGTCAATCCTGAACCTGAGTACACTCCTGATTCAACTTTTTTCAACACCTCACGAACTAACTCATTTCTGATTTCACTCTCGATAAAATCAATATCGTCTAACATCTCAGTAGATACTTTGATATAAGCAGTTGTTTTCTTAACTGATTCAGAATTTACCACTAAATCAAAGTCGATTTGATTTTTTGTAGTTCCCTCAGTTGTTTGTCCTGCTGACCCATCTTTGTTAGCTTGGTAAACCCATGATAAAACATTTGAAGATGCTACACCACGAGAAACAATATCCAACAAACGTACACGTCTTGAAGCGATTGTGTTCAACCCTGATAAACGTTGTTCAACTGGCACATTACCGCCTGATACGTTTCCAGCAATTGTCATATCACCTACCGCTTTGAATGAGAACTCACTCGATTTTGCTTTCTCGATTGATTCATCATTGCTCAATGCTTTCAATTTGTCGATGTTTTGACGTAATCCCTCTTTCAAAGAATCAAAGAAATTCGTTTCAGTTGATTGAGGTTTTTCAGTCATTGACTTGATCGCCAAACCTAACTCGGACAATCCTTTGTTAAGTTGCTCTAATTGTTTCATTTGAGAATCTCTCAAATTTTCGATTGCTTTTTCAACATCTTCTTTCGATGCTTTGTTTGCAATCATTTCGTCAATCGCTTTTCTTTGTTCAGCGTTGAACTCATTGTAAAGGTTAGCCATTTCCTCAGCAGATTTAGTTTTGAACTGCTCCATGGTCATTCCCTTTTGCTCTAAAAATTTTTCAAAGTTCATTTTGTTTTTACTTTAAAAGGTTAATAAAAAATTGTTTTTTTGCTTGTTCTTGACTGTCTGGTGACGGGTCAGGTGTTGATGTGTCTTTGACGGCATCAATATTTTCAATCGTTGGAGTTAATGGATTACTTCCCATTAATACCGCTGATATTTCAATCAATTTAGCTTCACTTACTACCCAAAAATAGCCCTTTTCATCCGCTCTTTGTGGATTACCAAGCATAGGATAATACATATCCCAAAGTGCTTTTTCTTCTTTGTAGTCTTCATCATTTACAGCTAGTCCGATTTTAACGTACTGCATTCCAACGCTATGCTGGTCTACTTCGTTATTCAAGTACATTTTAAACACTTGTTCGTTTAGTTCCTTTTCAATGTTACTTGAACCGATTAAAACAGTTGTTTGTCCTGACTTGCTAACTCCTAAATCATTCCAGTTTACTTGCTTTTCGTAAATGTCTGAAAACTTACCAACCTTAGCCGTAATTTTATGCTCATGATCGTGTAAGTGAAATATTTTATCTGCTGACTTTTGAGAAATCGAATTTTTAAACGTGTTACCAACATGAACATCGTTGTGGCTATCCATCCAATAATAAGTATTCGCTACAATATCACGTTTAATCACACCACTATTCAAATCATCATTGTAAGTAGTAGATAGGGCTTTATGTGCTTGTTCCTTGTTAGAAATCTCACAAATATCTGCAATCTTAATCGTTCCTTTTTTCAAAGAAATCAATTCAGATTTATTTTTTACTAATTCTTCAATAGTCATTTTTTCACTATTTTACCATTCTTTACGGTCTTTTCTTTAGCTTCTTTGAGCTTCTTTACCGTATCAACATCAATTTTTACTTGTTGATTTTTCATGAATTTGTTAAAAATATCACAAATGTAAACAAAAAAAACATAAATTTGCAATAAATCATTAAAAAAATAACAAAAATGGATTTTAGACCATTGAGCAACGTGTTAAATTATTTCGGATGGTATCGAGGTAAAGACAACTTCACACAAACACCAATAACGTACTTTAATCAAGTAATTCAAGGGAAACAAGAACAATATGTTTCGATAAATGGGCATGAAGAACATTTATTCAAAACTACCCCTGAATTGTATGATGTCATAATGAAAAAGGCATATATGTACAGTAATGGAGTGTTTAAGCATTACAGGATGAAAGGCGATAAGCCCGAAGAAGTGCCAAATAGTCCATTTGTTAAGTTGCTAGAGAATCCAAACCCATTACAGGGGCGCAACGAGTGGTTAATCGAAGAAATGATTTACACGTGTCTATTCGGTAACTCATTCGTTTTCGGTCTACGTGGTTACTCAATGGATACTCCAAAGGTTTTGTACAACCTACCTGCTGGAGATATGAAAGTGAAACCAACGGGGAAAATATGGAAACAGTCAAAACTTAAAGATATCATTGAATCGTACATACTTGAAAATAAAGATGGTTCAACTGAAACATTCAAGCCTGATGAGATTATGCACTCTAGGCTGTCAAATCCTGAGAATCCTATAATCGGTTTGAGTCCGTTGCACTCGCTACAAATGCCAATATCAAATATTCGAGGGGCTTACGGTTATCGTAACGTGTTGATTATGGAGCGTGGGGCTGTTGGTATGATTTCAAACGAAGCACGTGATGGTGACGGTGGAATCCCATTAAGTAAGGATGAAAAACAAAAGATTGAACAACAATACGCTAAGGATTATGGAATTGGAGAAAATCAATCGAAAGTTATTGTTACATCGAGTGCTTTGAAATGGACTCCATTTAACTACCCTACAAAAGATTTGATGTTGTTTGAAGAAATTACAGCGGATCATAAGAAGATTATAGATGCTTACGGATTGAATGAGTATTTGTTTGCAATGGATAAGGGCGCAACGTTTGCCAACTTATTAGAGGGTAAACGCATGGCATACCAAGATGCTATCATTCCGTACGCTGATGATTTCACTTACAAGTTAAGTCAATACTTCGGAATGGATGTAAATAATGAGTGGTTGTGCTTGGATTATTCGCACGTTGAAGCATTGCAAAAAAACGAAAAAGAAAAGACTGAAATACTAAAAAATAGAGCTGAAGCATATCGCATTTTAGTTGAGAATGGATTTGATACAAACGAAGCCAAAAAGGTAACTGGATTTGAATAGAAAAAGCACCCCGAAAGGTGCTAATTGATCTAACTTAAATAAATAAACGTATGTCTGCTTTTGCAAATATAGCAAAATATTTTAATCTAAAAACTTTCAGGATAAAATCTTTGTGCCATAACTGATAAACCATGTATTGCATCGGGTGCATCATCATGTGGCGATTTACCATCCATTAAGTAGGTTGTAAACTGTCTGAACATTTTATGATACTCACTTTCTACTGGTGCGTTTGACTTAAACATACAATTATCCTTAATCCATCCGCTCCCCTGAAATATTCGAGTATGTTTATTCTTTGTGTTATGTACACTTAAAATCTGTGTTGATTCGATTAATGGTGTAAGTAAGTTGGGATATAGTGAGCCACCTCCGTTTGTTTCAACTCTACAAAATTCAGGCTTATACTTGTTTAGTATTTGCGCTGTTTTCTGAACATTCACATCAACACCCTCTTGTGTAAACACAGCATCAACGATGTAGAGTTTTTTATCTACTATTGCTCCCATGACACAACAATGAAAGTCATTCCCTTTGCTTGTTGCAACATCAACATAAGCCAAGTAATGCTCAACTTTTTCTTTGTCGTAATCTGTGAATAGTTTTAGCGTGTCTTTGGCGAATAGTACACCCTCGTAAGCATCAAGCCAACCGCCTAATATTTCATTGTGATACTTCGTTGGATTGTTTAGTTTTATCTTTTCTACTGACTCTAAAAACGATTCAGAAAGGTTGTCGTAATTATCTAAGTAAGTCGTATGTATGTAGCACGTATTCCCTACTATTCCATTATGTCCCTCTTGAACTCCTGCATCTTCAAAGAAACGTTTGTAAATCCAGTGTTCTTTTAGTGTTGGATTGAGTATGAGAACTACAATATTTTGCACGTTCACATCCCTGATTGATAGGTCTATTTTATCAAATGTCTTTTCATCGTGCAATTCTTCTGCTTCATCAAGAATCCACATATTAACACCTGATAACGATTTCAAGTTTGCCGTTTGTGTACCTGATGATGTTTTGATCCCACGGAATAAAATAGAGCCACCAACATCGGACATAATTTCAGTTTGATTGACCTTGAATCTATGTATTAGATTAAGTAGTTCTATTTTCTCGATAAATTCGGGAATAATTGAAATGTGAGCCGAAGTAAGAGTATAACGAGTAAAAAGTATCTTTCTATTTTTGTTCAATGATGAAAGACACGCTACGGTATTAACTGAGAAAGATTTTGATGATCCACGACCTCCAGTTAAAATGTAATAGCGTACACCCTCTTTTTGTTCAAATAAAGGCTTAAACTTTTCATTTATCTTTATTGACTGCACTTGTAAATTGAATCGGTGTTACTTCGGTGTTTGTGTTGAAGTTATTGTTTTGAGTTTCTACCCTATCAGTCCAACCGTGATTGCTCTTTAAGTTCATAATAGCAAGGCTTGGAACGATAGTACCCTTTTTACCGTTTCTAAAACAATTTGCTTCACATGACTGTTTTATATCGGTATAAATACTTTCTAATTCAGGGTATTTATTCTTTAAGTAATCTAATGCACTTAAAGTTGTATTATTTTCTTGTGCTACTTCACCTATAAAGTCGTTACAATCCAATGATTTGTCTTTAGCTGTTGCAAGGCATCTATTGAATAAATCAGTAGCTTCTTCAAAAGTCCATGTTTCAGCGTT